GGTTACTGTACCGCTACCACCTCCACCGCCAGCTTGCGTATTGGCTACCTTGAGAACCATGTTTAAACTCCATCGCCAGGGGTAATATAAATCTGGGCAGTACCCGTTAAAGTAATCCCAGTAAAGTAAGCATTAGGTACAAAAGTCAAAATCTCATCTGTGCCAGGCAATAACGGAAAAGCAGCGCCATTACTTGTAACATTGGCAGCAGCCGTTGTAGCGTTGGCTGCATCTACACCGTAACCTAAAAATACAATTCCAGTACCGTTATTAATGATGCGGTATTGATTTCCACCAATGGTCGTGTTGACTACTTGAACAGGGGTGGGCGCAGATACCGCAGCCGTAAAAGTGACCGTATTACCAGTTTTAGTAAAAGCATTAATTCCCATTATTAAGCTCCTTGAACTGGGGTGTCTGGATCAGGTGTCCAAGCTACAGGGAATACCGCAGCGACTTGATCTACTGTAGTTGCAGCCGTAATAGTTGTAGTAGCATTAGCAGCTTCGTTACGAATGGTTTGTCGCCATGTATTCCAGTTTGCTGGTACTTGAGTGCCATCCTCTACTTGACGAACTACCATCCAATCGCTTGGCAACAAGATTGAATAGGCTTGATTATTGACAGTATTGACTGAAGTAGATTGAACTGTCACCAAGTCTTTTGGCGTATCTGTGTAATTGATAACAATTTGATTGTTTTCAAAAACCGCAGGAAGTGGGCTAACCCAGTAATATTGATCGTTAGCCTGTGGTCCATAAACTACAGGATACATTCCAATAGCTTGCTGTTCTCCAGCATCGGTAGTCTGTAGCCAGTTTCCAGGATAGGTAATTCCGTTAATAGTAAATTCAACTCCCTGTTGAATAATCCATTGCACTACACCGTTAAGTACATAACCAAACATAATTACCTCGCTAAAGCATATTTAAAAGGGTTTTCTGCAAATGCAGCGTAAATGTAACTGTCAACTGAATTAGTTGCTGGATCTGTTGATCTTAGTTTAAATCCATTGCTCAATATATCAACGCCTACAGCAGATCCAGTATATTCTGCCGATGAAGTGTTTGCCGAAAGTTTAGTATCACTTTCATTGTATGGATTTCTTGTTGTATCCCAAATAATCCAATCTGCTGTATGACCGTAGCATTTTACTAAAACATATTTAGGTCTAAATCCTGTATAAACAAATGGTCCATTTGTTGAATTATTTGCATCATAGCTACCAATAGAACTAAATCCTGCTATAGGTGTCCAGCAATAAGCTACATAATTGCTACCGCTTTTAGACAAATAAGTTCCTACTGAAAATACGCTAGATGTTGGTGCTGTGTTATTCCAAATAGTGCTATTAGCTCCAAAAGCGCTAGTAAGATTTAATTGAGCATAATTAGCCGCACCAGTTGGCAAGCTATATACACACCAGTCATCAGTTAGTGTACGGTTTTTAACAATAATAAATTGTGGTGCAACGCCAAGTCCATGACCTACAGTAGCGTTTGCGCCTGTTCCAGCATAAGTAACCACGCTAAATCCACCAGTAGTGCTTACTGACACATTAGATGTAATAGAACCATTAGTATTAGATGATGTAGAACCTTGTCCAGCTTGCCATTGCCAGCCTACATAAGTAGATGTATTTGTGTTGTAAACACTATCTGTACCTAATGCAAATCCATTGGTATTAAATGCTGTTAAACCATTTGTATCTGTTGTTTCCGCAGCGGTTGAATTAGATATAATGGCTTTAGTTGCTCCACGGTTAGAATCAGTTACCTTATTATCTGTAGCAGCGCTTCTTGATTTTACCCATACTAAATCAGGTTTAAATGATCCAGTATTAGTAACTGTTAAGTTAGCGCCAGTACCCGTATAAAGAGTAGCATCCATATACTGATTACCAGCAGCAATGGTTGGTGTTGTTAAGTTATATGTGTTTAATGCTACAAATCCAGATGGAGGGGTGTAAACAAAAGGTTGCTGACCAAAGTTTGCGTTTATTCCACCACCAGCATAACTATAAAACATTGGCAGCCATGTAGAAATACCAGCTAAATCACTATATGCAGTTCCTTGACTTGTGTTGTTTTTATAAAAAACAATAGTGCCAGCGCCCATATCAACAGCAACACCAATTACATCACCAGTTGTAAAAGAAGAACCATAAGAAGAAAATCCACCACTATTAGAACCTTTTTGTCCTGTATTTCTATAAGCTCTATAAGTACCACCAATAAATGTATTTTGAGAAGTGCCAAAACATACACCTATGTCTGCTTCAACACCTAAAGCTGTTATAGTTGATTCCCAATAAAACTTACCTGATGTAGGTAAAGCCATAGTTCCTGTAAAGTTTTCTTCTCCAGTTGAAGCATTTGAAGTGCCATACAAATTGCCATTTGTAAGTGTTCCTCCAGATGTTGCATACCATAATGGATTCATTACACAATAATTAGCCACAGTTGCACTTGTCAATGTCGGCACATCCGTCATTGAATCGTATGTAGTACCAGCAGTTAAGCTAATGTTATTTGGTGTCCAGTTATTACTGTTTCCAGAATAGTCATAGCACAAAGTAGTCGTGCTAGTAGTATCTGTAAATTTAAGATAGAAACCATTAGTTCCGTATGAACCAGTATATTTTTTAGGTTGCCAAACACCGCCAGTACCGCTATTAGAACCAAATGATGATGGGGTAAGAGCTTGACCGTCAATAAAATTGACTTCAGACATATAACCATCAAAATTTGTTGTAGTGTTATAAGCTAGTCTTCCAATTTGAGTGGCATAACTACTTGTATTAATGTATATAGATGTGTTTTGTGTCGGGTATGTAGCAGTGGCAAATGTTTGCAAAACACCATTTATGTATAACGATAAACGATTTGCAGCTGTAGCTTGTGTTGAATCATAAGTCATCACAATGTGATACCAAGCAGCAGGATCACGAAAAAGTGCATTTGTTTGAAATGCGACAGTTAATGTACTAGCAACAGCGCCATAAAATGCTAATTGATCCCCGCTTCTAAAATACAAACCACCTTGGTCGTTTCCTGTAGAAGAATCACCACAATATAATAATTGACCAAATGATCCAATATTGCTTCTTTTAACCCAAATACTATAAGTCCATTTATTTGCGTTTGTTGCTGTACCAAGCGTTCTATTTAAATAAGCGGTGGCACTACTTCTAAACCGTAATGATTTAGATAGTGTGTAACCACCAGCAGCGGGAGCAGCAGACTTTTTAAACATTAGTAGTTCTGTCCAAAAATAGCACCGTAAGTAACATTACCGTCTTGCATGAAATTGAAAATATCTACTTTCCCAGATGTTGCAGTCGGTGTTGGAGTAGTGTTTCCAGCCCACTTTAAACTTGTACCGCCAGCCCAAACTACGGTGTTTGAGGTGGTGTAGGAAGTCATAATGGTAAAGCTCTTACCAGCCACAGAGTTTGGCAAGGTAATGGTTGTAGCCGTGTTAATGGCAATGTTTTGGAAAGTGCCGTTGACTAAGTTAATAGTCACATTACCTGTACCAGAGTTCATGGTTTCGGTATAGTTAATGACTGACACATTGGTCAAGGTCAAGTTACCTACTGTAGTAGTGGTATTCCCTAATCCTACAGAAGCGTTACCAAGGGTAGCTGGTGTATTAAAGTTTTGATCTAGCTGCGTTAAGGGTATCGCTGTCGTTGCGTTACCGAATGTATTTGGAACTCCCATTAGAACCTCACTCTCAATTCATGTTCAAATTCGTATGTGTTAATCACAAAACCAGCCGAGTTGGATGTTTGGGTTAACCCTAGGTATTTACCCCATTGCATAGCATCCGACTTGTACAATTCATAACCCTGTCCGCCTATCCAAGATATTACAGTACCGCTTGCATTTTTCCAAGAAATAGTAGCGTTAGATGTGTTTACCCAAGTAATATAGTTTTCAAGCGTATAAATAGGGCTAGAACCGTTTTCTGAATCAACGGTGACATTAAGAGAAGCTCCTAAGGTTAAAGTCGCTTCTATGCCAAATTTAAGAGCTTGCTTGGTTCTGATTGGATCGGTCAATGGCAACAAAGCAGTCTGAACACGGCTAGTAATAGATGCCGAAACATCATCATATAACTTGTAAAGCCGATTGTTTTCAAGACCGTACATATTGATTTTTCCGCCATAAGGTACAGAAGTTATAAACTTCATGTCATTTCCCTGGCTGGCTAAGAACCATTTTTTCTCAAAAAACACGGCTTGGATGTATCTGTAGCTATTGGTGAACTGGTCATCGTAATAACGGAAATTAAATGCAGCGCACAAAATGTTGTTTAGTAAGACCTGACCAGCATAAATTGGGTTGGCAAAGTCAATATTGTCAAATAATCCATCTAAAGGATCTGACAATTTGGTTGTAGTAGAACCAACAAGGGCATATACCCCATAATCATTCATAAACAAGACTGAACGGAAATACGGGAAAATAGCGTTAGAAAGCCTAGATCCTACTGAAGCGCTAATATTAGTATTAGTGAAAAGAGTAAAGCCATTAGTATCAACTCGAACATCCGAGAAAACATTAATAGAATCGTCACCAAAAATATACAGAAAGTTATTAGCAGCCAGTAATTGCTGAATGTTTCCATGTAATGTTGAATCCGTTAAAACGACTGTACCAGCCGAAACAGAGGTAAAGTCAGTAGGAGATATAGATGCGCTATAGGCTACAGTACGCCCAAAAGCTACCCAGACACGCCCAGAAAAGGTAGCTATACCAATATTAGGTTCGTTATTAACTACGGCTGTTAGGTTAGCTCCTGATCCACCGCCACCGCTAATAGTAGCTGTAATGTTAGCGTTATTAGTGTAGTTTTGACCGTAGTTAGTCATTACTACCACTTGGACTGCATTGTTACGAACAATGGCTGTACCTGCTGCACCTGTACCGCCACCGCCTGAAACCGTTACAGGAAGCGTGCCATTGGTGTATCCATTACCGCTATTGGTAACCGCAATGGCTACCGTGCCTTGCTGGAATGTGGCAATCTCCGCTAATGCAGTAGCACCCGATCCACCGCCACCAGAAAAAGTAACATGAAGGTTTGCTGCATTGGTATAGCCTGATCCTGCGTTTGTTAGGCTTACAGAAGTAACGGCATTACCAGAACCAGCCACACCAATTGAACAAACAGCAGTAGCTTGCTCTCCCCCAGTTTCGTCTGGTCCTGAAATAGTAACGGTAGGAGCGCTGGTATATCCAGAACCAACATTAGAAATAGCAACAAGACCTACTGATCCAACGGTCAAAGTAACATTACCATCCCAAAGGTAAAGACCTTTTGAGCGATCTAAAATAAATACTTTATCGTTGTCATATTGAGCTGTTTCAATTCCTGTACCAGAAAAGTATCCTGGAGCAGCAATATTGCCTTTTATGCCATTTGTAATGTTGTAATACTGAGCTGATCCGTCAGTAGCAAAATGAAGAATAAAATCTCTTACATCAAGATTGCAGCTTGAAAGATGAACGGTTGTACTAGAAAAAGTAACAGCGTTATTAGAATTATCTTTAATAGCAGTTGGAGCTGGAATAATGCGTAGGTTACTGTTTCCTACGGGCTGTGCATTTTCCAGCCAAGAAAATTCATCCTCCCCGATGGCAGTTCGGTTAGCTTTAGTATTAAGACCTTTAAACGCCTTAACGACTTGATAGGACTTTTTCTGTTCCGCTGCTGCCATGTTTAGTAAGGTGAACTATAAACGCTAGGAATCCTACGGGTAAATGTACTATTAAGAATTGATCCTACCTGCTTCTCATATTGCTGTTTGTAAATTTCTGATTCGCCATAGCTTTGTTCATAAAACTTAGCTAGGTAAGCAGCATAAAATTTAACAGCGGTAGTGTATGGATCAACAATTGAATCAGTTGCATTGGCATCGTTTTGACTTAATGCTTGAGGTAGCAAAACGGTATCAATCTCAATTTGATAAATCTGGTCTGGCACAGGACCAATATAGATGTTGCCCTGACCATAAGTAGTAAAGCAAAGCGGTCTGCCAATGTAGTTTTGCCAAAAACGCAATCTAGCGTTAAAGTCAGACCAAGGTAAGTAATCCATTGGTACGCGGGTATTTCCCCAATAGAGATTAATATTGATAATATCAATTGTATTATTTCCCTGGGGTAATGAAGCGTAGTAAATGTTTTCGCAATTACCAACATAAGTCAATCCAGCCGTGCCATTTAAAAATTGACCGCTTGGTGGATAGTTGGAATAATTATTGTTGTTACTAGCAGGGTAGGGAGGTGCTGTATCTCCAGTAGTTCCCGTTGCTGTAACTTGATAAATAAAAATATTGCTAAATAAAAAATCACCGTTATTGACTGCGGTATTGGCAGCCCAAGCGGTTGGGTTAGCTGGCGTTGCGCCACTAATGGTTGCGCTTGCTGGAACTGGTGATGGGGTTTGGGTTACTTGAATTGTGCGTAAGCACCCAGTATCTCTTACCACCCGTTCACGGGCGGAATT